TTGAGTTAAGCCGATGTCAGTAGCGTCTGCCTTTGGTGCGATTGCTTCAGGCTTCCACTCACGAAGAACAGCAGAATTAAAATCTGCAACGCTTCTATCTTCTTTAATAAAAGTCTCGCCTAAATCTTGAAGATTGTATTTTGCGGCGACTGTTTGGATTTCTTGAATACGTGAACGCTCAGCTTTGATCACTTTTTGAGTGTCAACTTCTGAACGCACCTCCAAGGTTTCTTTCGGGTTAGCGGTCATTGATTCGACTACAGAGTTTACAGGCGCATCAGAAGATGCTGAAACGTCGGAACGTTCCTCTTTAGACATATTAGATGTTGTTTCTGGTTCATACGTAGGAGCAGTAGATCTATTTACGCCAATGCTCGCATCAGCCGGAATTGCAACGGCGCTGATTTCGTAAGCTTCCCATGACTTAACGATCATGTCCTCGGATTCTTTGCGCTGTTCTGTTTCCTTTACCATGTAGCCAAAAGATATGTTTCTAATGATTCCGTCTTTAATATCTCTAAATTTTGAAGCCGCAAATTCCTCCTCACTAAATCTTACTTTTGCATAACCGCGCCGTTTGGTCTCGTCAATCCATGCCTTTTCCACTACCCCTATGATTTTATCCGGATCATGGTTCCAGAGAACGGGAGCGCCATCATTTAAACGTCCTAAATCTGCGCTTTGCTCCCGATGCTCAAGGATTTCATTACCAAAGTAACGAGTTACAGGTTGCTCAGAACTAAATGGAAATTCTAGGGTGCGATCTTCTTTCTCTACTTCTCTTACTTCTAAATTAAAGTCGCGTTGAACTAAGTTCTTTTCATAATCACGTTTCGTCATCTTCCTGTGAATCAGTAGTTGTATCTACTTTAGATGCAGTTTCAGGCGACGTATTAGGTTTATCCGAAAAATCGAGACCTAATTGATTAGCAAGATCGATTTCGTTTTTTCTTGCTACGAGGAACTCTTCATAATCAATTCCTTGTTCCGCTAAAACCTGACTTTGTAATTTAAAACCTGATTCAACGGCAAGCTTGTTCGATTGGCACTCTTTAAAGGGGTCTACCCATCCAGCAGATTTAAACATAAACCTTGCTTGCTGATAACGTTCTGGTTCTGTCTGATAATTAGGTAGTTGCAAAGTTCCAGACAAGACGGCAATTTCTAACCATTCTTTGTAAACCCTAAACAACACAATCTCTCTCAATTGAGCCTGTAAAGACTTGAATGATTCTTGATCTTGTAATACATCAAGACGACTACTTGAATAATTTGATTGGCTGCTATCTCTACTTAATGTTGAATATGAAATTCCCAATGACGCGGATAAAGCTCTAAGCATTGCACGAACAAAAGGCTCAAACTGACCATCAGGTGCGTTTAGATCTGGAACATGTACCGATTCCCCACTTGATAAATATCGAATAGCCCCGGGTTGCATGTCAAAAACTCTGTCGTCGTCAACAACGTCATCACCTTCCAACTCACCCTCTGGGGTTTGAATCCATGCCATTAAAGCGGAACTTGCTCTGGCTCTTACAATCTCGGCTTGTTCGTAACCTTCTAAATGGTGCATTCTTTGAATAGCGCTTGCCATCCACGGCACCCCGCGAGTCTGTCCGGGCCTGTCGAATTTCGCTAAATGAATAATGTCTTTTGCATCAACAAAAATATGCTTCTTCCCGTCGGTTGGTTGATTAACAAAAAGAGTATCCCCCGGATGTCTAGTAAGTAGCGCGTATTTTTTTGGTTTGCCCCACTCGTCTTGCAACACTCCCATTTTCCACTGCCAACCCTTTCTTTCTGCTTTCCCCTCGTAATCCTCGTCGATCATATCCGCCTCTAACAATTGCAAAGCAAAAGGAACGGAACTATCACCAAACTTTTTACCTCGAACAATTCTTATAAATACTTCTCCTGATTCAACCCACGCGCCGACGGCATTTCTTATTAAGTCGGAATAGCAAAGCTTGCCTGCAACATCGCAATTTTCAGCGTATCCCCACCGCTTAAAAGCAGATTCGATTTGTTGATTAAGGCGCTCATTTAACCGCCCACCTCTTGCCATCCTTACTTGTGCTTGAAGGCGTGGGCCTGTTCCCGCTACGTTTTCAACAATGACACGCACAGCATTTTTGCAATAATCCTGATCTCTTACGAGTTGACGAGAACGATTTCTTAGTTTCTTTAGGCTGCCTTTTATATCGCTATCGGCTGAGTTGGTACTTGTGACCCAACCGCTAGTAAGGCGCGATACTTCGGCCCCTGCATACTCTCTTTTTCTTCTTGGTTTCATTGCTCTAGGGTTTGGTTCCCATAAAGCCGACCATGCGTTAATAATTCCCATCAGTTAAACCTCACATACATTGCAGCCGGATTACCAAGACCGTTAGCTATTAATTCCGCTTTTTGTTCGCGCTTTAATTGATATTTCAAGCGACTTTCTAAAGCCATCAAATCAGAAAGATCATATTTTTTAAGACTGCGCCCTCCTATTGAATATTCCTTTATTACACCGCCACTTACTAAAGTTCTAATTGCTGATTGAATCGCTTCCAAGTCCTGCTGAACTTGCGTCTTTGCCTGTATTGAACTAACGCCGCCGCTATAAGCAAGACTTTGTAAAACCTCAACAGCTCCACTACCAACATCATATTTTGTTGCCCCTTTTGATGCTTCTGCCTGCCAAAAATAATCACCGGCTGAAAGTGGCGCTGTATCACTTGCCGATAAATCGAATTGCCAACCCGTTCCATAGGTGCTACCCGTCGCGGTTAAACCTGACGAGCTATTTGTTCTTATATAGAACTTTAAAACCCATGAATCAGTGCTTTGTATCGCGTCACCATAAGGATCAACGAGACTGTTTTCTCTCCAAGTCGTAGTGCTTCCACTGCGAATAGTTGCCGGGATATTCACGCCGACCTCTTACCAATGTGTGACATACGACTTCTTAGCAACCTTACTATTAGATTTTAGACGCTGTTTTTTATCGGAATTAACGGCATTTAAGAGCCTTTTATCGAAAATTTCGCCAATTTTAGCCCTCGGATAGATCATATAAAGACGATTAACGCCGCAATAAGCCATACAGAGACAATCAAGCGCCTCATTTCGTGCGCCCGGTTTTAATGTCCATGTCGGAACCTGAAAACCTGATCGATTTGTTTTTAATATTTGTCTCTCTGCTGTTAGTTGTCTAAAATATTCTTCGCCTGTTTGCGCGTGAAAATGTAAATAGCCCGGTCCGGGTTCGTTATGCTTCAGTCTACCCATTAAAGCATCTTTTGCAGTATCTCCGCCCATTAAATATAAAGTTAATGCCTTTTTTAAGGATCTACCCTTTGCGTTGATGTCTACTTTTGACCCGCGACCAATAACAGGTTTCCGCGCTTGGTTTGTTCCTTTAATTGCTATCACCCCTTGAGCCTGACGTTCACGGCAATACTGGTAGGTTGCCTGAGTTGCTAAACCACCTGAGTCGATCACGGTTACATCAGGTTTTAATTTAACTTTCTTTTCTGGGTTCCCCGGTACTGGAATTTCATACTCAGCCCCAACTAAAACATCTAACACCTCCCATACGTGAGCCTGATGAGGATCGCCGAGAATCACTTGATGATCAATTAGCCACCCTTCTTCGAAACGATCCGGCGTTAAATTCCATCCCCAAATAGAAACTTCTAATCTTTGATTTTCGCCGCCCATTCCGCCGCCACCTTGTACGTCAACAGCAAGCGTTATTGTTTGAACTCCTTCGGGAATCTGCCCCGGTAAATATCCCTCACAACGCTTAAGTAGACCTTCGACACTGACATTAGATACATGGTCAGAATCCCAAGTTTCAGCAAGTCTTGTATTAACAAAGGTACGTAATAAAGGGGCGTCACCCTTTGCTTTTAAAAACTCCTCAACCATATTTTCCCAACTGAACCAACCAAGAGGGGAATAAAGCCCGTTTAAATGAAACCCTGCTGTTTTATTGTCTTTGCTTTCTGCTGTATCTCTCCACTCGCCTTGTCTAAGCATTGAGGTCTTATGTACTTCCTTAAATTTCCCCTCACATTTTTCACATTGGTATTGAACCGTTGACGGGTCGTGATCTTCATATTTTAAGTTTTTAAATTGCAGGTGTTGCATATGACCACATAAGGGACAAGGCAAAAAATACCGTTTTTGTGAACTGGATAAGTACTCTTGCTCGATCCTTGAAAAATCCTTAACGGTAGGGGTTGATGTAAGTAATATTTTCTTTCTTGCGAAGGTTGTTGTTCTTTTTTCTGCTAACGCTACGGGGTCGCCCTCCCCTTCGATGTCATTTGGAAAAGCATCTATTTCATCACAAAAAAGGTAGCGAATTGGCGCCGATCTTAATCCTGTGGCGCTGTTTCCGCCTGTAATCAATAATATGCCTCCTAAAAACTCTTTGCTAAACATTGTATTTCCGCTATCTCTAGATCTAGCAGGCGCGATTTTGTCAGCCAAACAAGGGGTTTCAGTAAACATACTTTCTAGTCTTTGCTTAGAAAGACGTCGCGCCATTTCAATCGTGGGCTGAACGCAAAGCACACTTGAGGGGCTGTGATCAACTATCCATCCTAAAAAATTCATTCCAAGTTCAGTTTTTCCACATTGCGAAGCAAACATCAAAACAACTCTTTGTATTTCGCCTTGACTACTTAACAGGTCCATAGGCTCTCTGCAATATGGCGTTCTTTCCACTCGGTATTTTCCAGGTTCGGCGCTTGCCTTGCTGCTTAATAAACGAAATTTAGAAGACCACTCACTAACAGATAAAGGCTTTTGTGGCTTTAAACCTTCTAAAAATGATTGCTCCCAAGCGTTCATGCTGCCTCGACTAATTGCTCTAGAGCTTCCCTGTGTTCTTCTGTTAATAATTTGTGTATTGCTTGCGCGTTCGTTTCACCTGCAATTTGATTTGATAAACGATCAGCCAAGTTAGCCAGCGATTCCCTGATACTCCTCCCAAGTTGAAAGCTTGATTTCTTAATCTCTGATACTGGCATCAATTCTTTCTTTTGCTGCGCTACTTGTATCTTTGCCAATTCGCTTAAATAATATTCTTTTCTAGCTCTACTAACGTTGAAATCAGGTATTGCATCTTCTGGCAGTGAATCAACCTTTTTCTTTAGTTCTTGCTTTGTCGGCGTAGCAACGCTAATCACCCCCCTTGCCGGATCGGTGTTTTTATCCCATAACTCAAGCGCTAAATCCTTGTTAAGCATTTCCCTGTTCCCCACCTTAACAATTGCGTCTTTCAAAATCCCTTTTTGTTTTTTCTGCGCAACTGCACTCCTGCTAACTGATTTCAGCTTTGCTAAGTCTGCAAAAGTAATAAACATTCTGCCTATTCGTTAAGCACTTACACTATATATAGTAGCCGTTAGTTTAGTTGTTAAGCTTATTGAGAACCCGACGCTAGCGTAAAAAAATTTGCGGATGACC